TTAGTTTTTGTTTTTTGAATAGTATAAATTTCTGACTTTGGCGAATGATTCTTCTTGTTTTGCCTTGAATAAGTGCGAATATGTTTTCAATGTTTCGGTCGCATCCTTGTGTCCTACTAACTTGGCAATGGTCACAACGTCCACGTCATGATAGATTAGCCAGCTAACGTAGGTATGACGTAAGCCGTGTACATTAAATGTTTGACGTGTCTTTTTCTTTAAAATTTTATTTTCGCCAGTCCCCGTCAATTTGGTAAACAATCTTTTATCTGGATTGTCTATATATCCAACTTTCATGTACTCGTCGTACGCTTTCAGCCACTCACTGTCAAATGGCACATCTCGTTCTGATTGCGGATTCTTAGTAGGTCCCCAACCTTTCTTCTTTCCGTAAACCTTGTAAGTCCTGCGGATTCGTAAACACATATTTTCGCGGTCAACGATAGGCTCTGTAATGCCCGCTGCTTCCGAGAAACGAAGTCCAGTTTTTCCGATAGTGTACAGGAAGAAGTGGGACTGGTACTTGATTGTCTTTCGATAATCTGTGATTAATTGTTCGTATTCATCAAGTTCCAGGTACTTATCCTCCTCTTTCTTGGATTCGACATCGGAGAAAATCTTGACAATTTCGGTAAAATCTTTTTTTAAAATTCCCTGGTGGATAGCAACTTTAATTGCTGCTCTTATATGCGAATTGAACCTTTTGACACTATCTTTCACATAACATTTTGCCAATTCGTTTATAATGTTTTGATAGGAGGTGGCGTTTATTTTCGAAAGTTTCGTTTCATGGAAATATCTAGTAATTAGCTTAAGGGTGTATTCATACTTGCCAAACGTTTCTGGTCCGACATGAGGCTTCTTGTGGATAAGCATCCATTTTTCAAAGTATTCCGCAAGGGTGATATCCTTATCTTCGACAATGCCATCAGACAGCTCGATTTCAGCTTGTGATGCTGCCTGGACCGCTTCAGACTTAGTCCTAAAACCAGACTTTGATTTCTGCTTGTATGAGCCGTCTGGGGCTTTGTAGGAGATACGGTATTCCCAACCGTTATCTCTTTTTCTAAAATATGCCATTGATTTACCCTTTCTAATTTGATAAAATGGGTATAGTAAAGAGACCTACTGCAAAGCAGGTTTTTACTATACGGAATTACCCTACACTCAAGCTTTGGTCGGCGGAGAGTGTGGGGATTTTTTTGTTATTCGATATCTAATTGCAAGACTTCTTTGATTTTTGCTTTTAACTTGTCCAAATCTGTCTGGTCGAGTTGGTAGGCTGGTTTGTAGATTTTCTGGAATAGTGCCTTTCCTGATTTGTCAGTGAGGGGAACTCCAGAGGAGTCTACTTGCTTTTTGGTCTTGTAGATGATTTTGCGTTTGTCAATTTCTTGTATTTTTCGGACATAGGCGTAGGCTTTGGGTTTTGATGGTGTGTCTTGGTATTTGGTATTATCCAGCGTGATACCACCTCGGTACTTTTTACCTGCTTTTTTACCTGTTAATGGTACAGCCAAGAGTGTGCCGTCTGTTTTATCGGGCGGTGTCAGAATGATAGCGTAGTGCTTGCCGTAAAATTCATTTCCGCCTTTTTGTGTGAAATTGACAAGGTAGACTTCTCCTTGTTGGAATGTCATGGTAACTCCTTGATAAAAAATAAGGTGCACTTAGAAAAGTACACCAGACTGTTTGTCCTTGACGAACAAGGCTTTATAAATAAATATCGTATCCTTGACGAACAAGGCTTTTGACTAACCTCATTATACCAAAATGAGTGAAATAGTCAAGGATATTTATTTCTGGTGTTGAATTTACCTCTCCCTATACACCTCCACGACTTCGCCGATGGTGCGGAGAGTGTGGGGATTTTTTTGTTTTTTTGTAAAATAGCAAAAAAAGCAGCCATGAAAAACATGACTGCCGTACGGTATGGGACTAAATCCCGAATGTAAACTTTATGAGGCTTTACCTCTAATACAGTCATATTTTATACTTTTTTTTGATTTTTGTAAAGTATTTTGGTTAGAAATACAATTCTTTAACTTTTGCATTGATGGCGTCAAGAGTTTCTGGTGATACTTTTATCTTTCCTACAGGGTCTAAGGGGTTCTTTTTGAGTATCCTATCTTTGCTAATGGTTTGTAGGCTGTCGCATTTTGCGAATGATTGCTTGAGGTATTTACCATAGTAGTCGATGACTTCTTTTAGATTTGAAATAGTGATTTGGAACTCTTCACTTGAAGTGTTTTTCTCAGTTATCTTCTGTTCTAGTTTAGCAAATTCTTTGTCTATGTACTTAAATGATTGTTGACCAATTATTTCTTGTAATGGAACAGTGTTGTCATTTTCTTTGGAAGTGATTGGGATGACTGTCAATGTCTTTTTGTACGGTGAATCTGTTTTATCAAGTACTATAGCCCAATGATTGTTTGATAACTCTCCACCAACGTTTACTCCAAATTCAACAAAGACTAGTGAACCACGATTAAACTTCCAATATTTCCTTTTGGGATTTTCTGCCTCGTAAAGATACTGCTCTGATTGTCTTTTGACAGCAGGGGCTAGGAAGCGGTATTTGGTGGAGGTGTGTTTTGCCTTGCCAAGTTTGTATAATTTTTCTACTTTGATGTAATTTTGTTTGGCATTCTCAAAGTATGGATTTTCTTTCATAAAAATCTCCTCCCTACCTATCCCTATACACCTCCACGACTTCGCCAATAGTTCGGAAGTCGGTGTCTGCTGTGATTGGGATGTTGTCATAGTCTGGGTTCAGGCTGTGGAGGTAGGCGCCTTGGTCTGTGATGCGGAGTTGTTTGATATAGGCGTCGCCGTTATAGGCAAATACTCCGATGTCGCCGTCTGATAAATCTACAGACAGTTTGACGAATATATAATCGCCTGAGTGGTATTCTGGTTCCATAGAATCACCGTAGATAGGGACAACGAAGTCGGCGTCCACTTCAATAGGTAATTCGATTGTTTCAACCTTTACATCATTCAGATACTGACCTGTGCCAGCGGAAGCGGGTTGGTCGTAGTAGTTGTAGGTGTGGTAGGTGGCTTGCAGTTCGTTTACTGTATTCTTACTGTATTCTACTGTATTTTGTTTATCTAGGAGCTCGCTAGAGTAGCGTAGCACGTTTTTCTGGTTAGGTTCGGTTAATTGCACCACCTTGTCCGAAATCTGCTCTACGAGGCTGTTAGGGGCTGTGGTGGGGGTGTAGGATTTACCAAACATCATAATTTGCGGATCAATTCCAAAGAAATTTGCCAATTCTTCAATTTCCTGTATTTTGGGAGAACGTGTTCCTTTTTCCCACTTTGAAATGGTTGATTTTGTTTTTCCTATCTTTTCTGCTAACTGTTCCATGGTGAGAGAGCTTGCTGTTCTGTATTGTTTAACCATTGCAGGAAAAGCAATTTGAGTATCCATACTGTGTCCTCCTTTTTTTCTTCATTATATAATCATGTTTACATTTTGTCAACAAAAACGATAACAAGATATTTTCAAAAAAGTTGACTTTTTTAACACAAAAGTGTTGACAAAAAGGAAACAAAGTCGTATACTATAATCAAGGTTAAGGAATTAACCCCACCAAAACTTAAAAAACAGGAGGTACAGCCAATGGCAAGACACGAAAAAAAGCCTAAGCACTGGGAAATCGACTTCGAAATTCATTTCCTAGGGTTTAGACTTAAATTCCACTACAGCATTGACTGGTAGTCAGTGCAGGGGCGAAAGCCCCTCCCTCTTAGGAGGGTGTAGGTCTATTATAGCAATTGGCTGTACTTCCTGCAAGGAGTATCTTATGAGTTGGAAAAAAATTCTCTTTGGTAGTTATGAAAAGACCTTTGTCAGTCAGGATGGCAGGGCAAAGACGACTATCTCTATCAAGGGTGGATTGTTGCTTAATCTGTTGGCACTGGTCGGGCTGGTTGGCTTGATTTGGTGGCTGATTGGTCTATTTACATAGAAAGGAGTGATGGTTATTGACAGAAACCGCATTTGAAAAACTACTCAACGATAGCGGTATGAAAAGAAATGTCATTGCAGAACGCATGGGCTTAACTCGTTCTGGATTTTACAGAAAACAGAAAAAGCCTAAAGAGCGTTTTGATGGTGATGAAATGGCCAAACTAGCTGAGGTAATCGGTGTAGATCCTCAGAAGGTCTTAGCGGCCATTTTAATTTCATAACGAAGTTGACAAAAATAACACAAACGTACCAGCTCTGCTATTTCCCCAATGGTCAGTCTTTGGTCAAACTTTATACAATACTTGTATAAAAAGTTCTTGACTTCTTCAAGAACTTTAACTAACAGGTGGAAGGAGGGGTGACCATGACGTCTATACATGTCTCTTTGTCGGTTGAGATGAAGAAGCGGTTGGGGGTGGAGTGCCAGCGTCTGGGGCTGTCGATGGCGGCTTATGTGCGGTTGGTGCTGGCGGAGAAGTTGAGAGAGGAGTAGGGCGGTACAGCTCTGCTATTTACGGAAAGGAGAATGATATGAACAAGAAAGGTCGACCAGCAGGGGTCAAAAACGAACGTGGACTTTACACAATCGCGATACCAAAGGAAATCTACGACCAAATAGATGATTTGGCTATCGGTAGCGGTAGGTCGCGGACGGCTGTTGCAACCTTTGTTTTTACAAAAGGACTGGAACATATCCAAATTGTCGAGGAAACAATCACACGCAAGCGGATTGTGGGTATTGAGTAGGGAAAGGCCAACCAAACTAGAAAGGAGAAGGGGATGAACGAACTAGAAAGAACAGCCCTCAATGAAATACTGAGGACTGTGACATATATTGCGGAGAAGGTGGATGAACTTGACGCTAAGATTTCTTTGAGCGATTTACAAGTTCTTGAGCATCAAGAAAATTGAGTTTCATTTCCATGTAGTGAATAACTCCGTGAAGGTAATTTTTGAGATGAGAAAAATCTTTATCAGGATTATTTCTATAGTAATGACCTTCGTCGTTGCCAATATAAGCAGATGCAAGTGCAAATGTTTTAAGGTCATCATCCTTGATATATTTTTCGATAACCTGTTTTAACGGCATTTTAATGATTTTATCTTCGTCATCAGGATTTGTGACAATAGAGAAATCTTTAACAAAAAACTCAAGTGCCTTTCGATAGCCGATTCCTGCGATGTGGTCGAGTTGTTCATGTTCTGCTTTTAGGGCTTGAACATAGATTTGTTTACCGATTGGGGAAACTAATTCTACATCGTCAGAAATAGGTATATCACTTGGGAGGCTAGGAGTAACTTTAAGATGTTCGATTTCGTATTTATCGGTGTAGGAATTAATCCGATGCCTTGTTGCTATAAATTCTTCTGTCCAGAAGTGCTTACAACCTAAGCATCTAAATGTTAAGACCAAACTTGTTTTTTCTTCGCCGAGAGGAAAATAAGAAGAGTTCACCAGATGTGGATTGGTTGGTTTTTTACAATTTGGACAGATATCATCGATAGTTACAGGTCTAGAAACAGAAGAATTTATTTTTGCTTGAAATATCATAATATTTCTCCAATCGTTTTTATTTTAATTATATCAAATCAGAAAGGAATTTTATGAACGAAATTATCAACGTTAGTGTGAATGATAATCAAGAGCCTGTTGTGTCTGGTCGGCAGTTGCATGAGGCTTTGGGTGTCAAGACGGCATATAAGGACTGGTTCCCTAGAATGACCGAATATGGATTTGTCGAAGGACAGGACTTCTGCTCAAATTTGAGCGAAAGTACGGGAGGTCGTCGAGCGGTTGACCATATTATCAAGCTGGATATGGCCAAGGAAATTGCTATGATCCAACGGACAGACCGTGGCAAGCAGGTTCGTCAGTACTTTATCCAGGTTGAAAAGGACTTCAACAGTCCAGAGAAGATTATGGCTCGCGCTCTGCTATTGGCTGACAAGAAGGTGCATCAGCTGGAAGCACAGATTGAGGCGGATAAACCCAAGGTGCTATTTGCAGACGCTGTGAGTGCTAGTCACTCATCTATCTTGGTTGGAGACCTAGCTAAGCTTATTAGCCAAAACGGCTTTAAAATCGGCGCAAATCGCTTGTTTGCGTGGTTGCGTGAGAATGGCTATCTGATTAAGCGCAAGGGCAGTGATTGGAATATGCCAACGCAGAAGTCTATGGAACTAGGTCTGTTTGAAATCAAAGAGACGACTATCACACATGCTGACGGTCATATCTCGATTAGTAAAACTGTAAAAGTTACAGGCAAAGGTCAGCAGTATTTTATCAATAAATTTTTAGCTGATGATGTTGCTTGAAAACCAAAAAAACCACTGCGGGAACAGTGGCTTACTAAAATTACATACTTGGATTATAACACACGAAAGCGAGGTTTGACAAGATGGATGACATTGCTGAAAGCCTCATATCACGATTTATCAGTCAGCTAAAAGTCAGACTGGTAGAGGTTTTCGAGGTATTTAACCTAGAGCTTGCAATGCCTTTGTTACTCAATAGCAAGCAATGCAAGAAGTTGCTAGGTATTGCAAATGAAACGGAATTCCAGAGGGTGTCACACTTGAAGGATTTTCCAAGGATTGAAAAGAAGGGATCACACCCACGATTTCCACGGGATGCCGTGGTTGAGTGGATGAAAGAAAATTGGAGGTTATTATGACAGAAGCGATATTTACATTAGGAATTTTCGCTCTGCCGATGATGGTAGCTGGTATCGTGGAACAGCGGAAGATTGAGAAGGAGCGGAAGAAACGTGAGCAGGAGCTTTTGCTCGACTACAAAATCGCTATGGCTTGTGAACGAGCTGTCGAAGCCGATCGGTTAGCGCAGAAATCTAGTGCTCAACAAACACTTGCCAATTGGGAACCAATCCAGTTTGCTGATGAGGTACCAACTCGGACGCCTAGAAAGTGGGGCAGACATGCACATTAGTAATGGGATTGGACGGGAAAATCAAATTGATCAGATTGTCTATTTCACAGGTAAAACACGACAGTTTTATCAAGCTATGTCACCGTACGAACTTGCTGTGGAATTGAAAATCGTGAAGATCCAGGCAGGGCTAGTATGACAATTTACGACAGAGAATACGTGTGTGACGATTGTCTTGAACAATGGGAATCGCGCTCAGAAGAACCAATGATATTTTGTCCATTCTGTATATCAGATGAAGAGCCGAGAGTTATCGGAAAGTGGAGGGCTTATGACTAGTATTGAAAGGATTAGGGAATACTATCGCGAACATCCGAACGCATCTTCTAAGGAAGTGTCAGAGGTATTGAAGATTAAAGAGAATACTGTCAAGGCTTCGATTTCTAAAGATGTGAAAAATCGTCGGGCAGTTCGTTTAGATAATGGTGGTATTGACTATACAGATTTTTTTGAGAAAGATGAATGGTTAAAAGCATTCCGTGAGTATCAGAAAGAGATTCTGGAAGAGCAGATTGAAGTCCTGCGAGAAGCAAATCGTAGAGAGATTGATAGCAACCAGATCCGCTTGAACGCTCGTGAGATACGGATGTTGCTGAATGATTTGGCTAGATTATGACAAGACAAGATTTAATTGAACTAATGGAAAGTGATGCAGCAATCGGCATCAAGGATTTTATGGCTATGCATGATCACTATGTTGCCTGCTTGATTACCCACAAGCAAGGTTACGACCATGACCAGTTGGAGTATATCGCTGCATACGTTAAATTTTTGGAAAATCATTTTATGGAGGACTTGTAATATGGCGTTTTTGTACGAATTAGAAGGGATTTATGCCCAGCTTCAAGCTATGGAATTGGACGATGAAACGTTTAATGACACGCTTGAAAGTATTGACTTTGAAGAAAATTTTGCGCAATCTTGCGAATGGTTTATCAAGATGCAACGTAATGCCGAAGCCGATGCAGAACGGTTTAAGGCTGAAAAAGACGCGTTCGCCAAAAAACAAAAAGAAGCTGAAGCAAGGGCGGAACGTTTTAAGGAACGTGTAAAAGAAGCGATGATGTTAACTAATCAACAGAAGGTTGATACTGGATTATTTAAATTATCACTCCGAAAAACGGAAAGTGTCACTATTTTTGACCCATCGAAATTAGCAGATGAATTTTTGAAAGTGAAAGTTGAACCGAATAAAACGGAAATCAAGAAAGCCATCAAGAATGGTCAAGTTGTTTTCGGAGCTGAACTGACAGAAGGGCGCAGTGTGGTAGTGAAATGAAAATTACAAAAGCGACAGATATAACGTTAAATGATTCCTGTTATCTCATCTATGGGAACCCAGGGTTTGGGAAGACTTCGGCATTGAAATACATCCCAGGTAAGACCTTGGTGATTGATATTGACAAGTCATCCAAGGTTCTAAACGGGTGCGAGAATATTTCTATTGCGGAAGTAGACTCGCATAAAATCTGGGACGAATGGTTGAATGTTGTCAAAGAATTACTAAAAGGAGCGGCTGAACCATTCGACACCATCGTCGTCGACAATGTATCAGAACTCTTTCGGGCTTGCTTGGCGAATTTAGGTCGCGAGGGCAAGAACCACAGGGTGCCTTCTCAAGCGGACTACCAACGGGTAGATTTCACTATTTTGGATAGTTTGCGGGCCTTATTGCAGCTGAAAAAACGTATTGTGTTCACAGCTTGGGAGACTTCGGATCAGTGGACGGATGAAAATGGCATGATTTACAACAGGGCCATGCCTGATATTCGTTCTAAGATTTTGAATAACTTCTTAGGCTTGACCGATGTGGTGGCTAGATTGGTCAAAAAGACCACTGAAGACGGCGAGGAAGTGAGAGGTTTTATTTTACAACCGTCGGCAAGTGTCTACGCAAAAAATCGTCTGGATGACCGTAAGGGGTGCAAAGTAGATGAGCTTTTCACTACGGAACTACCAAGTTGAACTGATTTTGGATATCAAGAAATCCATGCTTGCAGGCCACCGTAAAATCATGGTGCAGTCACCCCCACGGTCCGGAAAAACAGTTTGTATGGCTCACATCGCCAAGAATGCGACAGATAAGCAAAAGACGGTACTGTTTTTCAGTCATCGCAAGGAAATCAACGAACAAGTTTTTGAGACATTCAGCCGCGCTGGTGTCGACATGGGATTGGTCTATATCGGTACAGTTGGTAGTATTGTCAGGAAGTTAGGAAAATTACCTTTGCCGACACTCATCTTGGTGGATGAAGCGCATCATATCAAGGCTAGTCAATACCAACAGATTTTAAAATATTATCACCAGGCGGTACAGTTGTTTTTTACAGGAACTCCGATACGCTTGGATGGTTCTGGTTTTGACGATATGGCGGATGATTTGGTTGTCGGTAAATCTATCCTGTGGTTGCAGGAACATGGCAATATTTCAGAGTTTGACTATTATTCTATCAATCTGCTTGATCAGGCAAAGCTAAGGAAACGGCAGGGCGAGTACACGAACCAGTCGATTGATGATAGTTTTGATTTCAAGCAACAGCACGGCGATTACTTGAGCCATTACGAACGTTTGGCAAAGGGAAAACAAGCTATCGTATATTGCCATAGCGTAGAATACGCTGAGAGGGTTTCTAAGCGATTTTTTGAAGCAGGGTACCAATCAGCCGTAGTGTCTGGAAAAACTCCGAAAGTCGAACGAGAGCGGGCAATGCGTGCCTTTCGTGACGGAGAAGTGACTATCATGGTGAACGTCAATTTATTTACTGAAGGGATTGACTTGCCAGGTGTTGACGTCTGCATCATGCTACGACCGACGGCATCGTTAAGTTTGTATTTGCAGTTTGCAATGCGCGCCTTGAATCCCAGAGATGGCAAACGTGCCATACTGATAGATCATGTCGGAAATCACATTCGGCACGGTCTGCCAAACGATGACCGCTACTGGACCTTGGAAGGCGTTGATAAAACAAAATCATCCAGTAAAGAGAAGGAAGAGGCGCCTAAGACTTGCGAGAATTGCTTTGCGACATTTTATAGGGATAAGATTGTCGATGGAAAATGTCCTTACTGTGATGAACCATTGAAAATTATCAAGGATATTGAACAGGAGGCAACAAATGAAACGTTAACTTTAATCAACCAGGGGATGGAGTTTGTCTCTATCCGCGGTGAGATGATAGAAGTGACACGGGAAGAGGCTTTGGTCTACAAGCGTGTCAAACGATATGGTAAGAAATACGAGAGTTGTGAGTCTCTCGCAGAATTAAAAGCATTTAGAATTATCCACGGTTACGCCCCAGGCTGGCTGTGGCACAAACAAAAAGAATTAAACCTTTGGAGGAATTAAGAATGGGACTTTTTACAGTAAATTATGAAGCAGCAGAACAATTTTCATCTATCGAAGACGGAACTTACGAAGTATTTATTTCACATGTGGAGCAATCTGCAAGTAAAGGTGGCACCGACTTCTTGGATATTCGCTTGAAAATCCGTGAGGACTTCCAGCAGAAGTTCCGCAACAATCTTATCTTTGACAAGATTTGGATCAACAAAGAAACCTTGCAATACCCTGAATTTGCTCTTCAGCGTTATGCTAAGGCGGTAAAATTGCCTGAAAACATTGAAATTCAGACCGTGGAGCAGTTTTTGAACCTTATCAAGGGTAAGAACTTGAAAGTCACGGTTAAGAATGAGCAGTCTGAATACAACGGTAAGACCTATGACAACCTGAATATCAAGAAATACGAGCAATCAGAATTGCCACCAGTTGCTGTCCAAGCTAGTCAGCCTGTTGTGGATGACTTAGATTTGCCATTCTAAGACTATGGCAGGAATGGTAGAATACGCCTTGCACTATGCTCGCCTTGGTTTTTCTGTCATTCCGATTGATAAGAAGAGCAAACGGGCCATAACAGCGTACAAGGATAAGACTTTTTCAGAATTAGAAATCAAGCGTCTGTGGCGTGATAACCCAGATGCCAACATAGCTGTAAAAACAACGGATTTCTTTGTTATTGATATTGATGTTCGAGATGATGTGGATGGCTATTCCAGTTTTGAAGAATGGGAATTGAAACAATATATCCCTGCCACTCTACAGGCGACAACGCCGAGTGGTGGCAGGCATATATTTCTCAAGAAACCTAAAGGTGTTCAAATTAGTCAAGATATTAAGGTTCGTCCAGGAATTGATATCAAAGCCCACCCGAACAATTATGTCTTGGTAGCACCTAGCAACAATCCCAAGGGAAAATATGTCTGGGATCAGTCTGTCGAAGAGATGGCAGAGGCTCCGATGGAGCTGTTGGACATCTTACAAGCAGAGAAGAAACCAAGCAAAATCAATTTTATAACTAAATACAACCCAGAATACAGCAGTAAAACAGCTAAGCTATTTGAACAAATTGTTTTCGGTTTGGGTGATGAAGGTGGAAGAAACAATAATCTAGCTAGTTTGATTGGCGGGTTATTGATCCGTGGTGTTGATGAGGAGGCAGCTTATATGTTAGCAAAAATAGCTAATCATTACACGCCAAGTCCTCTATCTCAGCAGGAGGTAGATAGGACATTTGAAAGTATGTTAAGAAAGGAGCTTGATAGGCGAAGTGGTATTGGATATAGCGAAGATTAAAGCAGAGTACGAAAACGTCGTTCCACATCCAGCTGTCTACGAAAAACCGACCGACTGGCGTGAGATTCGTCTGGCCTGTCGTGATTACAGAAACGACTGGCTGGAAAAGGCTAAGTGGAAAGAAACGCAGTATGGAACCATGGAAGAAATAAAAGAGCCACCGAAACGCTTGACAGAGTTAGCTGTTGCGGAAGGTTTGGAACAAATCCTATATGTCATCAACCTACCGAACGACAGGGTGGCGGTTTATGATCCTGACGCTGGTTATTATCATAAAGACCCATCTTTTGCTTACAAGGTTATCAGATTGTTAGAACCTACTTTTACCGAGACACGGTCCAAGAACGTACTATTCATGTTAGCAGCAACCAAACGGAAATATCTATATGATGGATTCTCATGCGATTTTTCTATCGGGGATTACCAGGATCCGAAACGTTTCATTCTGGTGAAAAACGGTATTTTTGACAAACAGTTGAAGAAGATGTCGGGTTTTACCCATCGGTTCGTGGCATTTTCAACCATTGAGACAGAGTATGATCCGTTTGCGGCATCACCAAACATTGACGGTTGGGATGTAGATAGTTGGTTACTGGATTTGATGAGCGGTGACGAAGACTTGGTTCATCTCTTATGGCAGGTTATTTCAGCCAGCCTAAATGGGAACTACTCGTACAGGAAGTCTATCTGGTTTGTCGGTGAAGGAAATGACGGTAAGGGTACGGTCCAACAATTGATTACAAATATTGTCGGTATCCGTAATGTAGCAACCTTGAAACTGAATCAGTTTTCGGAACGTTTCGCCTTGTCAATGATTGAAGGTAAAACTGTTATCATCGGGGACGATGTGCAGGCTGGTGTTTACATTGATGAATCGTCGAATTTTAACAGCGTCGTGACTGGTGAGCCAGTATTAGTCGAGGAGAAGAATAAGCAACCTTACTCGACCGTGTTCAAAAAAACCGTCATTCAATCAACCAACGAATTGCCGAGGTTTAAGAATAAAACCAACGGAACCTATCGGCGTTTTCTTATCATCCCCTTTCGGAAGACATTTTCAGCCAAGGAAGATAATTGGCAGATTAAGGATGAGTACATCAATAGGGATGATGTGAAACAGTATGTGTTGAAAAAAGCCCTTGAGTTAAACTTCACACGATTCAGCGAGCCACAGGCAACGCTGGATGTCTTGGAAGAATTTAAATCTAGCAACGATACAGTTAAAGCGTTTATTGACGAATGGTTCGGAACATTTCAATCCGAACGCCTGCCGGTCCGTTTCTTGTGGTGGTTGTATCAGGAGTGGTGCAAAGAAGAAGGGATTACAAAAGTGGCTAAAGGAAAGTTTGAACGTCAGCTCATAAAATTACTCCCTGCAGAATGGGAGAAGAAAAGAGCAAAACCGACAAGGAGATTCAAACCATCGCTGGATGTTCCTCGCAGATATACAGGTTTTTATTGGGATAACGATAACGACCCTAACACGACTGCAGTTTGTCTTGATAAAAAGTTACTGGTTACTGATTAGGTTACCGAACTTTTATAGATAGGTAACCTAGTCAAACCCTTGATATTACTGAGTTTTTGATAAAAAAGTTACTGGTTACCTATCTTCTCTTATTATTTATTAAATTATAAATATATAAAATATATATAAATAGAAAATAGGGGGTAACGGGTAACTTTTAGGGGTGGAACAAGGGCTAAACCCTTGATATGACTGGTTTTTTGGAGGTTATCTATCTTTTTTCGAGATGTGTAACCTTTAGTAGGAAATATATGGAAAAAGAACATAAAATACAAAATGATATTCGAGTTGGTTTGACGGAGGCTGGTTGTCTGGTCTTCCGTGCCAACGTTGGCAAAGTCCGTACGTCTGATGGACGATACTTTGACACAGGTCTGCCAAAAGGTTTTAGTGACTTATTTGGATTTAGACAAGACGGACAAATATTTTTCATCGAAGTAAAAAACGAAAAGGGTCGTGTACGACCAGAGCAAGAGAAATTTATCGATCGAATGCAAAAGTTCGGCGCCTTAGCCGGTGTGGCTAGGAGCGTTGAGGATGCGATGGATATCGTAGGAGGAAAAGCAAATGGAACAATTTAACAACGTAACCAAACCAAAACATTACCAAGGTAAGTATGGTATGGAAGCCTTGGATGTGGTCAAGAATTTTATCGGCAATCTAGCCGGCGAATGTGCTTATTACTGGGGCAATGTCATCAAGTATCTGTTGCGATTTCAGCAGAAGAACGGTGTCGAGGACTTGAAGAAGGCTAGACAACATTTGGATTGGTTGATTGAGGAGATGGAGGATGTATCTTGAAATTTCTTGACCTATTTGCTGGCATTGGCGGTTTTCGTCTTGGTATGGAACGTGCCGGTCACGAATGTATCGGTTTTTGCGAAATAGACCAATTTGCCAGAAAGAGCTATAAGGCGATACATGATACGGAAGGAGAATTTGATTTTCATGACATTACAAGAGTCACAGATGAGTCTGTTAGAGGAATCGGACGTGTGGACGTTATCTGTGGAGGATTTCCGTGCCAGGCTTTCAGCATTGCTGGAAAGCGAGCAGGATTTGAAGATACTAGAGGGACTTTGTTCTTTGAGATTGCTAGGTTCGCATCTATTCTCAGACCTAAATATCTATTCCTTGAGAACGTCACTGGACTCCTTAACCACGACAACGGAAATACATTTGAGACCATCCTCGGAGCGTTGGATGAATTGGGGTATGATGCGGAATGGCAAGTGTTCAACAGCAAGAATTTTGGAGTCCCCCAAAACAGAGAGCGGGTGTTTATTATCGGACATCTTAGAGGAGCAGGTGGACGAGCGATATTTCCTTTCGGAGGAGATGACACAGCGATTGAACAAGACAAGCAAGGCGTAGTCGTTCAAGTCGGAAATTTGCTTGATACAGATAGTTTTGGAGGCAATCCGCAAGTAGGTCGTATCTATGATCCAAACGGCATCTCTCCTTGTCTCAATACGATGCAAGGTGGCAATAGAGAGCCTAAAATCATCCAACGAGGCCACGGATACAATCAGGGTGGCGAGCATGATATCACCCCGACATTGACCAGCAACAGCTGGCAGGAGAATAATCATGTTAAGGTTTATGATTTTTACAACCGAAAAACCAAAGACGAGGTTGGCACACTCACTGCCAGTGGCCATCAGGGGAATACCAAAGCAGGGACATTCGGCATATTAGATGGTATCCGCATCCGCAAACTGACACCTCGCGAGTGTTGGAGGTTGCAAGGTTTTCCAGATTGGGCGTTTGATAGAGCCCAGGCAGTAAACAGTAATAGTCAACTATACAAGCAAGCTGGTAACTCAGTCACGGTTAATGTGATTGAGGCGATAGCGAGAAAATTGGAGGAAACAGATGAATAACACAATTGAAAACGTAAAGATAACCAAAACTTTCTTGGGCAGAGAAGACCATGGAATTTTAACTTGTTATCTGACTGTTGAGGGATATGGATTTGGAGTATCTATTGGAGGATACTGCCTAGATAAATACGACGAACACAAGAAAAAACGAGTAGCTTTTCACAAGAGCTTTGAGCTGATAGACCGTATCTTGGAGGTTGCCGGTGCAAATAGCTGGGAAGAACTGCAAGGGAAGTATATACGTGTTAAGAGTAACGGTTTTGGAGGTAGAGTAACGAAGATTGGAAATCTTATTAAAGATGATTGGTTGGACTTTGATACCTTTTTCAAGGAGTAAACAGATGAATAAACAGGAAGCGATAGAGATTATTGAGCAATCAAAAATAAAAATAGCTAACAGAGAGAGGGTAATATTTAAAGCAGGCGAAATTATAGGAGGATGTGTCCAGGTCGATTATGTACCACTTGAAGTTGTTGTGAACACGATTGACCAAATCCACGAACCGCAGAAGGTTGTGGTGCCGAAGTTTATCGCTGATAGTATCGAATATTGCAAAAATAAAGAAGGGTATGGATTGCTCCGTGCAATGGATTACTGCGATGAATACAATGATACTGGCGAATGGTTAGAGCGCCCAGAAAACCAAGAAACATTCGCCTGCGCTTGGCTCTTCGGCTTCGAGATTGAGCAGGAGAAACTGTATACGGTGGAGATACCTAACCCTAACAACATCGGAACTGAAGTTCACGTACTTATGATGAATGGTTTTAAGCAGGTAGTTATCAAAAAAGAGTTAGGTAATGACTGGAAAAAGAAAAAAGGTTTTCAACTCACCGAATCCGAAATCAAAAAGGATTTCGACTGGGCTTGGGATGCAGGGTTTGCAGAGGAGGTGGAGTGATGTTTGAGTTGTATTTCCGAATAAATGACAACGAGCCAGAACTACAAGGCACATTTGACACGGAAGTAGAAGCTGAAAAGTACATGCAACGTTTGATTGATACCAGGTCACGAATCAAAAGTTGGTATATTCGGAAGATACAGCGTGATGGCTATTGGTTGTACGATTATGGCGCACATAATGCGTTTTATACGATTAAGGAGGTGTTAAATGACGACCAACGTTGTCCAATTCATACCGAAACATGATATATGCCATGAATGCTACAAGAGAAGAGCAACAAAGTTGTGTGATTTTATAATTGGTCAGACAGAAATAACATTCTATCGAAGTTTCAGTTTATTTAAAAATCAGCAACCAAGGTTTCTTACCTGTGACAAGCCACTCTGTGATAATTGTTCTAACAGATTTCACGGTATGGATTTATGTAAAAATCACAACAAAAAAATGACAGGAGGCAGAAAATGATACCGAAGTTTAGATTTTTTGGAAAAGTTAATGATGGGACTACACACATGGTTCTGGCTGAGAGCATAGATTTTAAAAACGGATTTATTTACTATAACTATCATGATTATACGGTAGAAGGGGGCGACCATGTATATGGAGATGTGATTGGTTTTGAGGATTGCGTCCTCATGCAATCCACAGGGCTGTTTGATGCCAACGGCAAGGAGATTTTTGAGGGAGATGTGGTATCCTTCGAAGATGCCAGCGATAATGAAAATGTATTTGTAAATAAAGGAGTTGTCGAGATATGTCAGTTGGGTTGGCATTTTTCTAACAGAGTCTCTGTTGACATGGAGGATTTACTCGATGGCCATGTGCTTGATTGCGAAATCATCGGCAATATTTATGAAAATCCGGAATTGGTGGAGGCAGAAAATGACTAACGAAAAACTAGGTGTGCTACTGGTCGATGTGCCAGAGGTGATGTATTTTGACTATAATTACATAATGGGCGTAGAGGAAGATGGCGAAATTAAATTTACTGTCAATGAAACGGACATTTTAGAGGAAGTGGTAAAAGTGGCTTGGAAATGCACCCAAGAAGAAGCTAAAAAATACCCACAATTTCGATGGGTAGCGTTGGATGATTTATCTTAAAAATTAAAAATACAAAAGGAGTAGAATATGATTTACAAAATTAATGTTGATGGAAATGAAATTGAATACGGAGCGTTGGTTGAAAAATCAAGCTTTACAGAGAAAGAGTGGTCAGCAATCTATGCAGAGGTTGTAAAGCAAAATCAACCAGTAGTTTATGAGCAGAAAAAAGATGATACTGATTACATCAATGCATTCGGAGCGCTGATTTCACTTGAAGAACGCTATGAAGCCTTGCTGGACTTACTGCCACAGGAGGAATTTTCATATGCTGGAGCCCATCCAAAGTGGGTAGCTGATGCGGTGGAAGAAAGTACCCTTGATAAAGAAACGACAAAGGAAGATGTTGCCTCTTTGCTAGAACAATGTGAAACACTTGAAGATTTGAAAGAGGGGTTGGTTGACTATTTTGAGTTGGAGGAGTTAACCTAATCTAAGGCTCACCGACTGTCGCAGGTCGGTTGGTCATTCTGCCAAAAATAAAAAAAGAAGGAGGACTCCTTTGTAGATTAAAGTCACATTATTGGACCAATGGCAGTAAGGTCAGCCACAAATAAAATAAATAGAAAGTAATTGCAAATGGTATCATAGTCCAACTCCCTATTGTGGTACGGGTTGAGGACTAATATTACAAAATTGGAGGAATAAAACAATGTATGAAAATGAATTTCAAGTAACAAAACGTCAGATAGCAGCAGGCGCTACAATTATTGGACTTATTATTTTTGCAGTATTTTTTAGATTGACCGCAGTTGTCAAAATTCCAGCAAATACCGTAGGTGTGAAGGTGTCGGCATTCAACGGAGTACAAGAAAAAACTTTACAGACGGGCTACCATCTGAAAGTTCCATTTGCTGATAAGGTGTATAAGTTGCCGACATCCGTTCAGACAAAGACCATGGAAGCTATCACGACACAGACGAAGGATGGTCAGTGGTTGAATACTAATATTGACGTTAAATACAAGGTCAACAAGGCAGAAGCTATGACTGTGTTTACTAACTACACAGACCTAGAAAATGTGAGTAATAGCGTTGTCGCTCCAGCTGTGCAACGGGCCATTGAATCCGTAACTGGCGAGTATGATATTTACGAAGTACTAGGCTCTAAGCGTACAGAAGTTTATGGCAAAATTGACCAGAAGCTAAAAGAGCGGTTCGCAACAGATAATTTGGAATTTGTGTCATTCACTATCACAGACCAAGATGCAGGCGATGAAATCGAAAAAGCCATCAAGGATGAATCCGTTAAGCAGAAACAAGTAGATTCAGCTAAGCAGGATCAAGAGAAAGTTAAAATCGAAGCAGAAACTAAGAAAATCCAAGCTCAAGCCGATGCCGATGCTGAGGTTATTAAGGCTCAAGGTCAAGCAAAAGCCAACGCTGAACTAAATAACTCTATCTCGGATAATTTGATTCGAATGAAAGAAGCTGAGGCTCGTTTGGAGCATGGCTGGGTTGAAGTTATCACACAAGGGGATGTGATTACGAATCAAGAATAACAAAAAAGCCAAGGCACTCTCTGCCCAGGCTGTGGTTTCGCTATCAATATTATACCACAAAGGAGACAGAGAGTGAACAAGGCTAAAGAGTTACTTGATGAACTACAAAATTTGGATGAAGAGATACAGAATCGAATTGATGAACTTGCTAATCTTGAAGCTAGTTTACTTTCTAGTCCTAAAATGAACGTGAATAAGGTTCAAGGTGGTCAGAAAATTCAATTAGATGAACGTTACATTGATATTTTTAGCATGCAAGATTCCTTGAAAGAGTATATGAAGGATGCTACTGAAGAAGCTATCAAACGCAGAATTGAATTGAGTAGGCTGATTGATAAAATGCCAAAACCTGCAAGTCGAACAATTCTAAGGATGGTGTATATTCAGAAAGCAAGCGTATATGATATGATTGAGTTTTTACAATGCAGCAAGACTACTTTCTACAAAAAGAAGAAAGATGCAATCCGTGAACTAGGTGCTGTAATTGACAAAAGTGAACTAAAGTGAACTAGTCTGTAGCGCACTGGTCAAACAATCGTGCTATTATAGTATCATCAAGAAATAAGGGTAAGGCAGTAAGCCTTCCCTGACATGGAGAGTTGGCAGAGTTGGTCGAATGCGCCCGTTTGCTAGACGGGTGGCCGCCTACGTGCGGTCCGTGGGTTCGAATCCCACACTCTCCTTTGAGTGTTTGTGTCCCAGAATGGGGTAAGTCGTTGGACGAGAATTCATATATCACTCATTAACTTTGAAATGGTTGCGGATGCGACTAGGCCCTGCATGATTGCACAGCTACTTATATCCTAGGTAAGTTATAAGCTGGGTGGTTTGATTCCGCTAGGGGTCTTTCTCCTATATTTTTCCCACACAATCGTGTGGCTTTTTTAATTTTGAGTGGAGGTGATGGAAAATCGCGAAGAGAAGAGAAATGGTTGATGAATTTGGTCTGAATAGTCGTGAGCGCAATTTTGCAGATGAGTACATCGCTAATGGTAATAATGCAACGCAGGCTTATTTAAAAATATATCCAACCTCTGGAGAAGCTAATGCTGCTAACAAAGGCAGTGCATGGGTTAGAAAAGGTGAGATTTTGAACTATATCAAAATCAAAACCAAAGAAAGACTTGATGCTTCAGGGCTGAAATCAAGCGATATTATCGATCGTCTTATTGATATCGCTTTTGGGCGTCCAATTATCGGATATAGCAAGCAGACAGATAAATTGACTGGCGAGGTCATTAAGCACATTGAATATGAGAGCACTGCTCCTATTGATGAGCAGATTAAAGCGCTTGAATTGCTAGGTAAGTATCTCAAATTATTTACTGACAAAGTCGAAGCTGAGGTAAACGGAACGGTGGTGTTTGCTAATGAAGCAGACATCCCAGATTAACGTTGATTTGCCAAAGATTGTCGGTAAGGGTTATGGTCGGTTTTGGCGGTCTAGGAATTTTTACAGAGTCGTCAAAGGCAGCCGCGGGAGTAAAAAGTCGAAAACAACCGCTTTGAACTTCGTAGTCAATCTGCTGAAGTGCCCATGGGCTAATCTACTTGTCGTGCGTCGCTACTCGAATACCAATAAGCAATCAACTTATACGGATTTTAAATGGGCCTGTAACCAGCTTAAAGTTAGTCATAAGTTTAAGTTTAACGAGAGTCTGCCAGAGATAACAGTTAAGGCTACAGGTCAGAAAATCCTCTTTCGAGGTTTGGACGATGAGTTGAAGATTACATCTATCACGGTTGATGTAGGCTCTCTTTGCTGGGCTTGGTTTGAAGAAGCCTACCAGATTGAGACTGAAGATAAATTCTCGACGGTCGTTGAATCAATCCGTGGTAGCTTACAAGATACTTCGGCATTTGCTTTCAATCGACTAGACGGTACATATGGAAACGTGCCGTTTTACAAACAAATCACGGTCACGTTTAACCCGTGGAACGAACGTCATTGGCTTAAAAAGGTATTTTTTGATGAAGATACCAAACGGTCAGATACTCTGGCTTTGACAACTACTTTTAGATGCAATGAATGGCTAGATGAGGTTGATATTAAGCGATATGAGGACCTTTATATCACTAATCCACGGCGGGCTCGCATTGTCTGTGATGGTGAGTGGGGAGTTGCCGAAGGTTTAGTATATGAAAATGTCCAGGTTGCCGATTTTGACAAAGAGTCGTTATTGCAATCTGGGAATTACAAGCTGTGCGTCGGACTTGACTTTGGTTTCACGCACGACCCGACCGCTCTTGTAGCTTACCTCGTAGATGATAAAAATAAAAACATCTATGTCTTTGATGAGCATTATCAAGTCGGTTTATTTACTAAGGATATTGCAGAGATGATAAAGAACAAAGGATATGCCAGTAGTCAGATTGTCGCAGATTGTGCGGAAGCTCGACTTATCGAAGAATTGAAATCGGAGCATGGAATCCGCAGGATTAAGGCAAGTCGCAAAGGTAAGGATAGTGTTATGGCTGGTGTGTCCAAATTGCAAGGATACAAGATAGTAGTACATCCGTCTTGTACACATATCATGGACGAATTCTACTCATATTGCTACCAGCAAGACAAGGAAGGCAAGTGGTTGAATAAACCAGAGGATAAGAATAACCACCTTATGGACGCACTGCGATATGGTCTGCAATGTGCAGAGCGCAAAGAATGGCTCTATTAGAAAGGGAAGTATGTTAGATGTGAAAGATATATCCCAAGTTGAACGAGGGATAAAAAAGTTAATCGACAATGACCTCACTGACCAAAGCAAAGAGAAGATGCGGACAGCTTTGGATTACTACAGAGGTAAGCATGATATTTTGGATTATAGACTGTACTATATTGATGATACTGGTCAACCAAAAGAAGAAAAATACAGAAGTAATACAAAAATAGCTCATGGTTTTTTCACGGAGCTAGTTGACCAGAAAGTCCAGTATTTATTGTCAAATCCTATCGAGATTCAGACGGAACAACAAGAGCTACAGGAATACTTAGCTGAATATGTCAATGAAGAATTTCAGCTAGTCTTGCAGGAATTAGTAGAAGGGGCTAGCCAAAAGGCTATTGAGTATGTTTTTTGGCGAATAGACAAAGATGGGCGTTTGGTTTTTGAGGTAGCTGATGCCTTGAAAGTGATTCCTATCTACAATCACGACAATCAGATGGAACAGGTCTTGTACTATGTTAAAGACGAAATAGTTGTAGATGGAAAAACCAAAGAAGTAAAGAAAATTCAGCTTTGGACAAAAGATGCAATCCATTATTTCGTTTATGCGGATAACAAAGTCAAATTAGATGATACAGTGCCCGTAAATCCTACCCCTCATTTATTGGTAAAGGACAAGAAAAACGAAGAGGTCCTGGGCAAGGGGTATGGTCGTTTGCCTTTTATGGTCTTGCATAATAATCGCGAGAAGTTGACAGACCTTGAGCCGATCAAAGACCTAATAGACGATTATGACTTGATGGCTTGTGCGTTATCAAATAACTTGATTGATTTCGACCATCCTATCTATGCCGTGAGAGGATTCGAAGGGGATAGCTTTGATAAACTTGTTACCAATTTAAAAGCAAAGAAAACGGTCGGTGTTGGTCCTGACGGAGGACTTGACGTAAAAACCGTAGACATCCCCATCGAAGCTCGTAAAGAGAAATTGCGGATTGACAAAGAAGCCATCTATAAGTTTGGTATGGGCTTTGATAGCTCGCAGACTGGCGATGGGAACATCACGAACGTTGTTATCAAGTCGCGCTATAGTCTGCTAGACCTCAAATGCAATAAAATTGAAGTGCGTTTGCGCAGGATTATTAAGCAAATGTTAGAGTTGATTGTTGAAAATATCAACCAGAGGTACTCTAAAGCCTACAATACCTCAGATATCGAAATTATTATCACTCGAGACATAATGGCAAACGAAGTAGATAATGCAACTATAGCAAAAACAGAAGCAGATACGAAACAAGTTGCAATTCAAACTATCTTAGATGCTGCGCCTCGCTTAGATAGTCGTACTGTTTTAGAACTATTAGCTGGCATACTTGAAATTGATCCTGATGAGGTTGAAAAAGCCTTAGACGAAGAGGAGTATCGAGGGGATTTAGAGCAAGATACGGAGGTAGAGGATGGAGTTGAACCAGTATCAGAAGGAGATGCAACATCTACTACAACTACAGGACCAGAGGGTTAATCGCCAGTTATACAACCTTTACGTGGATATCGTGAAAGAGCTGAAAAAATCTCTATTGGCTGAGTATCAAAGCTACGAAAATCTATCGCGTAGCAAAAAGATGGACTTGAAGCGCATGTCAGCTATGCTAGAAGCGATTGACAGCCAGTCTCAGAAGCTTAAAACAGGTCTGAATGGTACAATACCAGACCACTTAGAAAGAGTCGGTAAAATGGCTTATAATGAGCTATTTTACGAATATGAGCAGACGAGGTCAGCAATCCAATTCGCTTTGTTGCCAGAAGAAGAATTGAAGACGATTATAGAGACTCCTGTAGCAGGTCTGCGCTTGTCTCAAAGAATAAACGATGGAGTTGTGTCGGACTTACGAAAGAGTATCAAAAGCGAGCTAACACGGTCGTTTGTGCATGGATTGAGTTATCAAAGAACAGCTAAAAGACTATCAGAGTTGGGCAGTTCGTCTTATCGCAGAGCGTTGAATATCACTCGGACAGAAGCTGGCAGAGTATCAGCTATCGCTCGTCAGAGGTCGCAAAAAGAAGCGGTTGACCTAGGCATAGAGTTCAAAAAAATGTGGGTAGCGACACTGGATAAACGGACACGAAATACCCACCAGCACTTAGACGGTCAACAAGTTGGTCCAGAGGAGTATTTTGAACATAATGGTTTGAGAACTTTACAGCCCCACATGTTTGGGATAGCCAGCGAAGATTGTAACTGCCGCTGTCGGACTATATCTCGCTTAAAAGATGACGATACACCGCTGTTGCGTAGGGATAGCGAAACAGGAGAGGTTGTTGAGTATCGGAATTATCGAGAGTGGGAGAATAAAAAACTTTCGTCAGTAGAAGTAGATACCAGTCCGAAACCATATGATTTTATAGATTTAAGCAATCCAGAAAATCAGACGATAGAAAACTTCGAGATAATACTCTCGAGAGCCAAGGTTGCTGTAGAAGAGTATAAGAAGCATACAGGAATTGACTTGGTTTCTGAATTTAATAATAAGAATTTTAGGTCAATGTCTAATCCGTATGATGATAATAAAGCAAAATTTCTCAAATTTTTGTATAATAAGATTGGGTATGATGCCAAGCCACAAAAACTTAGTGATACAAAAGGCTACAACTTATTTTATAGAGGTATCACGGGTAGCAAAGAGACTGGTTTAACCGCAAAAGATTTTTATAATAGACTTGTTGACGGTGAATATGATTTCTCTGGTGCTATGTCATCTATGGTTGGGCGCGGTATTTATTTCAGTATTGAACAACGAATGGGCCAAGTTTATGCAAAAAATGGCATATTAGCTGAAATGTATTTCCCAAAAAATGCTAAAGTCATAGATGATCAAGTTTTAAAAAGTTTCAGAAATGCTTTCTCGAATGAACAATTATCTAATCCTGAATTGGCAGCAATCAACGACTTAATAAACTATGACATTGGGCCTAAGATTAATGTGGCTGGAGATAGACATTTTGATTTTTGGGCAATTTTTAGTGGTCACGATGCAGTTCAAAGAGATAATTATGAGATATTAGCAGTGTACAATCGTGGTGTTTTGGGGGTGAAAGATAATGATTAAAACTACATACACCTTGTTAATTTCAGCGTTCAGTCTGATTGAATACGAAAAAAAGTATCAGAATTTTGATATGTTTGACCAATTAAAAAAAATCACTCGTCGCCTAGATATGAAAAACTCACCGGATTTCTATCCAATTACATTAGATGATTTTTCTGACACGTCTATAAGTGATGAAGATAAAGCGATATTATTTGATTTTATCAAGCAAAACCAAAACAAGTTAGATGAGCACGAAGACTCATTTGATATTTTTGTACAGTTAGCACCTAGAGAAATCTAAGTGCTTTTTTGTACCAAAAAACAGGAGGAAACATGAACAGAGATAAGAAACCAGGTATGGAAACTGTCAAAATTGGCGGTATAGTTTATGAAGTCAGCAAGAAACCAGATTTGCAGGGTAAAACCGGTGAATGGGGACATATTGAGTACAAGACAGGTAAGATTGTGCTTGATGACTCTACCAGTCAGCAAATTGAAGACCAAACGCTTATCCATGAGATCGCTCATGGGATCTTAGTTGAAGCTGGTTACGTGCAACATGAGGAAGAACAAGCTGACCGCATTGGCAAAATTTTGTATCAAGTGCTGACCGACAATGATTTCAGTTGGTTGTGGAAAGGAGGAACCAATGGCTAGTTTTTCAATTGACCTGGCGCTAAACTGGGAGAACCAAGACGAACTTCAACGTTTGCTGCAAAATGTCGATAAAGCCCAACAAGCGTACCAGAATGCTTTGAAAGAATTGTCTGAGTTCAAACCAGACATTCAGGTTGTTTCTAAAAATGGAGGTTACAAGGCACATGAATAAACGTATCAAAAAGAAACGTGAACTGATTGAACAAGTTCAGGGAACTAAAGAAGCTGTTGATATTGCATTGAATATCATTAAAAGTCTACTTGATGAAAACGCCAAACAAGCAAATGAAATTGCCGAGCTACGTTCAATCGTCGAACGCAATGCACAGGCTACTAATTCGAGATTTGATTATCTTGAAAAGAAAGTAGCTGACAAGCTGTCCAAGAAATCTTGGTTTAGTCGTTAACAAGGAGGTGGTTCAACATCTTGACAGCAGGAAAGACTGCAATAATTACATAGCCTAACCGTGTCGAATTCGATGCGGTTTTCTTTATGTCCTGTCGCATGACGGAAAACTAGGCAACTACCCAAATTGTCGCAGGGTATATTGTGACAACTCCCACAGGGGGAGAGCCCCTAATAAAATCTATGGAGGTAACCAATAATGGATTGGTTGAAAGAACTTATCGAGAAACATACTGCAGAGGGTAAAACAGACATTGATGCGGTCATGAACGCAGTCAAAGAAGAGTTCCCGAAACACGCTGTCCCGAAAGATGTCTACAACGAGCAGGCTGAGAAGCTAAAAGTCGCTAACAGCACGCTAGACACCTTGAAGAAATCAAACAAGGACAACGAAGAGCTGCAGAATGAACTCAAAACGTACAAGGACAAGGTGTCGCAGCTAGAAGCCGAGGCAAAGGAAACAGCCAAGAAACAGACAATTAAGGACGCGCTGATAAATGCTAAGGCGACTGATGTAGACTACCTCATGTACAAGCTTGGCAACTTGGAGGAAGACGATAGCGGAAAAATTAAGGATTTAGACCAAAAAATCAAAGATTTACAAGTCAACTTGCCGAACTTTTTTGAATCTGCTGAAGCAAAAGAGGATAAGCTGAATGGCTATGAACATTTGGGCGGTGCGGGTCTCTTACCTGGTTCTGCAGAGTCTACAAAAGATGTTATCGACGTTATTGGAAACAAAGAATTGAACTTAACTCAATTCTTACAGGAAAAAGCGAAAGGATAGAAAAATATGTCTAATGAAATTACAAAAATTATTGATACGATCACTCCAAAGGTATTTAATGCTTACATGGACCAGTATATCAACGAACATTCGTTGCTAGTTCGCTCTGGTGCGGTTGTCGCTGACGAACGTGTATCTCGAAATATTACGGCTGGTGGTCTAACCGTTAACATGCCGTTTTGGAACGATTTGAGCGGAGAGGACCAAGTCTTATCCGAAGACAAAGAAATCGAAACAGGAAAAATTACTTCTGGAAAAGATGTAGCAGCTGTTCTTTACCGCGGACAAGGTTGGTCAGTAAACGAATTGGCTGGTGTTGTCTCTGGTTCAGACCCTATGCGCGCTATCTTAGATCGCATTGGTGGATTCTGGCTTCGTCAAGAACAGAAAGTGCTAATGGCGGTACTGAAAGGGTTGTTTGCTACGAGCGGACCTCTTGCAGATACTCATTTGTTGGATTTAAGTAAAAAAACTGGAAAAGCAGCAGTTGTGGACGCTAAGGCTATCTTAGACGCTAAGCAGTTGATGGGTGATGCTTCTCGCAAACTCAAAATTTTGGCAGTACATTCTTCTGTTTATACTAAATTGCAAAAGGATAACTTAATTCAATACATCCAAGCTACCGATGCAAATATTCAGATTCCGACTTATTTAGGATATACATTGTTAGTTGATGATGCATTGGCTCCAGAAGGTGACGTTTACACATCATATTTGCTAGGTAGTGGTGCTTTTGGACGCAATACAGGTCATCCAGAAGGTTTGACAACATTCGAGACAGAACGCAAGGCTGCTGCAGGGGTAGACAATGTCTATACTCGTCGCGCTCTAACAATGCACCCGTATGGTGTTCGCTGGCAAGATAACAGCATTGTAGGATTGACTCCATCAAACGCAGAATTGGCAACTGCCGAAAACTGGAAGAAAGTCTATGAAGACAAGAACATCGGTATTGTGGCTATTCGTCACAAATTAGCGTTTTCTAGCGAGGTGTAAGCATGGATAAGTATATTACAATCGATTTGTTCATTGATACAGATGATGATCGTGTGGAGTATCCTATTGGTGCTCTCTATCCTCGTGAAGGCTACACCCCTTCAAAAGAGCGTATCGACTCTCTTTTGAGTGGTGACAATGCTAGGGGTGTACCGTTGATTAAGCAAATTATCGAATTGCCAGCAAAAACAACTATTCCATCTGACGCTGAAAACGAATTGACTCGAGATGCCATCAAGGAGAAATTGACCCAGCTAGGCATTGAGTTTAATGCCAGGGCTAAGACAGAGAGTTTGCTGGAATTGTTAAAAACAGCCGAAGAGGAGTAGTTGAACTCCTCTTTTCTTTTTGAGGAGGTTCTATATGATTATATCTTTAAGTGAGGCTTTAATTATTCATCCGAAAGCAACACAGGAAATGTGTGACGGACTAGAAACTATGGTTCGCAAGGTGACTAATAACCATTTTCAGCTAGAAAAGTTCCGCTTAACGCATTTGTCGTTGGAAGGTTCGACTATTAAAGTCGATAAAGGACGTCTGGATATTTTTCGAGAGGGAGACACAGTCGAAATTAACGGTACTGATTTTAATGACGGTTTATATGTTATTTCCGGCGTCTCTGACGGCATTTTGTCTGTCAATAGTACATTTATACCGGAATCTAAGAAAGGGGCTATTTTAACGAAAATAAGCTACCCTGCAGACGTGATTGAAGGTGTAAAGAAACTACTATCATATGATGCTAAAATGACAGATAAAATCGGAGTGAAGTCTGAATCTGTCGCACGTTGGTCTGTAACTTACTACGACGTGACGGCTTCCGAGAGTCAAGAAGGCTACCCCGCAGTTTTGCTAGGTTTTTTGTCAAAATACAAAAAGATAAGGTGGTCTTGAAGATGGAAGTGGCTTTACTTAAGTATCGGGAAAGTGGGGAAAACGCCCTAGGTCAAAAAGTTTACGATTTTGTGGAATCCGAAAAAATGGAAGGTTATTTGGATATGCTTACGGGCAACGAAACAGATAGAGCAACAGCTTTAACATCTAGCACTCACATCTTTTTGACGAAGCAGGTAGATGTCCAAATTACAACAAAGGACAGAATAAGGGCTAAAGGAATTGATTACGAAGTTTCATTTGTAGACAATCCAGTCAATCTTGATCACCATCTGGAAATCTATCTGAAGGTTGTTGCTTGATGAAATTTATAGACAATAGCGCCAAAGCTAAGGAAGAGATTAAATATCAAGCTATTCGTGCTCTGAAAGAAATTTGCATGATGGTAGAGGCACAAGCGATTCTACTCGCTCCTTCGGATACTGGAAATCTTAGAGAGCATATCAGTCACACGGTTGATAGGCACGAATTGATTGGCTATGTAGGGACTAATGTTAGTTATGCCATTTATGTTGAATTTGGTACGGGTGAGTTTGCAGAAAAAGGAAACGGACGCAAGGGGGGATGGCTATATACAACCCCTGACGGGAAGTCGTATTTCACTCGTGGGAATAAGCCTCAACCTTATCTACGACCTGCTTTTCGTAAAAACAAAAAACAGATACAGGCGATTTTTGAAACGTATCTGAGTCAGATTGGAGGATAAAATGACTCCTGTAATTGCTAAATTGACAGAATTATTTACCGAAATTGTTCCTGAAGCCTATTTCTTATCAAACTCAAACCCAACTGTTGCGTATCCCTACCTCATATTTTCTTATGATGCAGAAAATAGAAATTGGGGTCAAGATGGGGCTTATGTTGATGTCGATATTTTTGACAATAAAGGTGAGGATCAAGAGCAGATTGAGCATCTAGCTTTTTTATTAAAGCGAGAGCTAGGGCACAGGGCTGTCATGTCGGAAGAATGTTATATCCGTTTCCGTTTCGAAGGACAAGGAACGATTGATACTATGTCAGATGTCCTTCAACGGCGAAACGTACGATTTTATATCACAATAGATTGGAGAAATGAAGATGAAAAAACCAGTTAAAAAGACAGGTTATACCAAGAATACACCTAAAAGCTATATCGTGAATGCTGGTGCGGTGTATAAAAATTTAACATGGAATACTGAGACCCAAAAATGGGAAGGTGAGCTATTTGGAGCTACATCAGGCGGAAATAAACTGACAATCGAACAAAATTATCGTCAAATTGAAGTAGATGGTGTCTTCACTGCTGCGGTTGGTCAGAAAGTTCTTGAAAGTCAAGGGGCTAAGTTGGAAATCAACGCTAAAGAATTGACTGCTGAAAACATCCGTATGGCTATCAACGGTGTTATTGAGCAAGGAGATGGTCAGAAAGTTCCAGCTACATCTAAGGTCATCACAGCTAAGGGAGAGCTTAAGAAAACAGACTACATTACTAATCTAGGCTTAGTAGGTAACCTTTCAGGGACCGATGAACCTATCATCGTCATTTTAGATAATGCTCTCTGTGTTTCTGGTCTTGAATTTGAGACGAAGGATAATGACGAAGCAGTTATCACAATGACGTTCGAAGCGCATGCAAACGAAGAACAGATTGATGATTTGACGTTACCGTGTCGCATCATCTACCCAACTGTAGATATGGAGGTTTAAGATGGCAGAAAAACTTGAAATGCGAGAGCTAAATGGCGGAGACATCTTTACGATGTTAGGAATCATTGGGAAATTAGATATTAAAGACGAGGTTGTAGAATTGCTGGAGCGTCAATTTAACCAACCAGCCATCGTCCTGCAAGACCATAAGAAGAAGCAGCCGACAAAAGCCGAGAAAGAAGCGGCAGAATTAGCTACAGAAAAGCGCGGTATGTTGCTGATGACGGATATTGGCTTTGCTATCTTGCGACACGTAGGAGAAGCCAAAAATGATGTTAACAGCTTTTTAGCAGATTTGACAGGAACTAGTCGAAAAGATATTGAGTCTCTTAGCATGTTAGCTTATACAGGTTTGTTGATGGATTTTGCTAAAAAGGCGGAATTGCGTGATTTTTTCCAATCTATTTCTTCTGTCTTGGCTTAGATTTGCATCGGCTACGTGACATTTTATATCGACGTTATGGAAATCCAGACTCTCTCTTGAAGTCACAAACTTTGAAAGAGTCTTTGGATTTCTTTTTGTATTTGTTTGATGAAGAGGATAAAGATGTTCTAAAAGAAATTTGGTTAGCAAAAGAAGTGGACATGTCTCTTCAAAGTTTTATTGATAAACACTCCAAAAAACGATATATCAGCAAAGTGAATCGTAAGCAAATTCTAGAAAGCGATACAGATTCCGCATTGAAAAACGCAGAATCTATTTTGAATTTGGGCTATGGGAAGGAGGTGCGATTAGATGGAAATCTTTAAGTTATTTGGTTCGATCGGTTTAAAAAACAAAGAAGCTAATCAAGCTATTGATGAGACGACAGGAAAAGCACGGATAGCTGGAGACAAGATCAAGGATACATTCGGTAAAGTTGCTACATTCTTAGGAACTGTATTTGCTGGTAAGGCTATCTTTGATTTCGGGAAATCAGTTGTAGAGGCCGCTGCGACTGCAAAAGCAGTACAAGCACAGTTTGACCAAGTCTTTGAAGGTATCCGTGATGTAGCCGAAAACAAGCTTAATGATTTAGCTAAAACGGTCGGTGCCGTACCTAGTCGTATCAAACCTGCCTTTAACCAAATCGCTTCGTTTGCTAAAGTTGCAGGTATGGATGCCAGCCAATCGTTAGAGTTTACTACACGAGCTACAGAAGCAGCTGCAGATAGTGCAGCCTTCTACGATAAGTCTTTAGAAGAAACAACTGAGACGCTCAAATCTTACCTCAAAGGGAACTTCAACGTAGCAGATAACCTCGGTATTCTTTCGACGGAAACAACCCGTAACGCTAAGGCGACGGAATTATTTGGTCAGAAATATAAAGACCTCGATGGTATACAGCAACAAGAAGTGTTGCTACGAATGTTCGAGGATGCTAATAAGGTGTCTGGAGCTATGGGGCAAGCAGCAAGGGAATCTGATGGCTTTGAAAACGTCATGGGAAATCTCAAACAGACATGGGAAGATTTCAAAGTCCTTGTCGGAGGACCGCTGTTGCAACCAGTGGTCGCAGGTTTGCAACTTGCAACAAAATGGATTCAGGACTTAGGTGGTAAATTTCAAGAGTTTGAGCCTAAAATTACGTTATTTAAAGAATTGATAGCATCGGTATACGATGTTATTTTTGGCTCTCTGAGCGTAAAAGATAATGTAGATTTGCTAGTGAAGTTGGGGATTGACGAGGAATCGGCAAATGCCATCCTATCTACTGCTAGTCTTATTGGAGCTGCGCTTACTAGTTTTTACGATATCATTTTTGGTTCTCTATCTAAAAAAGACAACATAGACTTTATGGAGTCAATGGGGATAGACAAATCCACTGCTGTCACAATAGCGGATATAGCTGAAAATATCCGAGTTAGTTTTGAAAATATAGGACAGGTAGTCAGCGATGCCATTTCTATCGTAGGCGATTTCATTTTCGAGCTATTAGGAGTTGCTGGTAGTGAAACAAGCGTAAACATTGTTGCAGAAGCGTTTAAAACTGTCACAGGATTCCTTCGTGACGCTTCAGAAAAACTCAAAGACTTCACAGGATTTCTAAAAAGCAATCCTGCAGTTCTTGACGGCTTGAAATCGGCGGTGGTTGGCCTAACTGCTGCTTGGACTAGCTACAAAGTAATCACGGGAGTCCTTAAAGGTATTGAGACTGCTCGAAATACTCTGTTAGCCGTAGGAAACGGATTGATGTTAGCTAGGTTTACCCAATCGGGTGCGCTAACGGTAGCAGAAGCGACACAAGCGGCCGCCACAATGGGGGCTACAGGAGCATTCAGCGCCTTCAATGCAGTTTTGTCGCTCAACCCTATCATGCTAGTAGTTGGCGCTATCGCCGCACTGGTTGCAGGCCTTGTTTGGTTCTTTACTCAAACCGAGACTGGTCGTGAGATGTGGTCTAATTTCATTGAGTGGGCACAAAACGCTTGGGAAGGAATAGGAGAATTTTTCTCTAACCTATGGCAATCCATCACAGAAGGTGCCATCAATCTTTGGAATGGCATCGTTGATACGTGGAATCATGCTGTTGAAATAGTCAAAAACGTCTGGAGTAGCATTTCTGAATTTTTCACGAATCTGTGGGCAGATGTGCAGACGACAGCAATTGAGGCTTGGAATACCTTTGTTCAGGGCGTGATGATGGTTGTCCAGCCGTTCATTGATACCTTCATGCAATATTGGACAGCGATGTCTGATGGACTTTCTCAGATGTGGGAAGGGGTTAAGATGTTTTTCCAAGGGGCTTGGGAATTTATTAAAGCCATTTTCATGGGAGCAGTCTTAATCATTCTTGATATTGTTACAGGGAACTTTGGGCGATTGGGTGCTGACTTAGACTTGATTTGGAAAAGCATTAAATCCGCAATCACTATGGTCTGGGACGGTATCAAGACCTACATTAGTGGTGTAATAGACGCTATCGTAGCCTTCGGAACTACTTATTTTGAGAATTTCAAAAATCTTCTCTCAGCTATTTGGGAAGGCGTGAAGTCTGCGGCGCAAGGGGCGTGGGATTGGATAAAAACAACGGTATCTAATCTTATAACCAGCTTGATTGATTGGGCACGTTCTACATGGGACGGATTCAAGAATTTTCTATCAAGTTTGTGGGAAGGTATTAAGTCTACCGCAACAAATGCTTGGGAAAACCTTAAGCAAGGCGTCCAGAATATCATTGATGGTCTGGTTTCGGGAGCCAAAAGAGCTTGGGATAATCTAAAACAGAGCGTATCTGATTTGGTGTCTAGCGTTACAAGTATCTTTGACAACTTGCGTAATATCGATCTTTTTGCAGCAGGTCAAGCTATTTTGGATGGTTTCTTAGGAGGTTTGAAATCGGCTTGGGACAATGTTACAGGATTTATCAGCGGTATTGCCGATTGGATTTTCGAAAACAAAGGACCTATTGAATACGATAGAAAACTCTTGATTCCTGCCGGGAATGCCATCATGGAAGGTCTAGGCGGTGGACTAGAAGACGGTTTTGACGATGTTCAAGATGGAGTTCTTGGGATGGCTGGAAAACTTGTTCAGAAGGTTTCTAGTGCGGCTAAGCATTTTAAAGATACAGTTGTTCCACAGATGGGCGATTGGTCGTCTTCTCTTGATTGGTACGCAAAAGGCGAAATCATCTCACTTCCATCCATGTATGATGTATCGTCTAGCAATCTTTTGGAACATTCGTCAGACGGTCAGTCTAATAGCTTGTTGCAAAAGATTATCGAATTATTACAAGCACTGCTTGATAAAGATAGTGATGTCTATCTAGATTTAGAAAAAGTTGGTCGAATGACCTACGACGAACACGGAAGGATTATAGAAAGGGGAGGATAAGCTATGTTAGAACTAAAAGTAGATGGTATCAGCACTAAGACAATTGTCGGGTGTATTGTAGCTGGTTTAGGAGAAGATAGAACTTCTTCTCCTCGTTTTATTGAGGAAACTATTTACGGTATGAATGGAACAAATCGGACAATCGAAGCCTACGACGAGGTGGACAGAGTGTTGACGTTTCATTGCGCTAGTCTTGATGCTGTTCGCCAACTCATAAAACTATTTAAAGGCTTAGATAAAAAGTTGGAATTCTGGCATATCCCAAATAGTTTCTACTATTTCGATTACAAGAGTAGCAGTTATAAAATTAATCACAAGTGTAGTTGGGACGTCTCCGTTAAAATTAGCTTGAAGCCTTTTCGTTATCTAAGTGAGGTAGAAGATATTGTCTTAACTCAATCGGGAGCTATCACAAACATGGGTGATATTTTTAGCGAGCCTAGGATTGAGGTGTTCGGAAATGGTCAAACTAGCTTAACTATTGGAAATCAAGTGTTAAGACTGAATTTAGACACTAAAGCTGTTATAGAGTGCCGGCATGGGTATCAAAATGTATATGATAAAAATGGAATTATCAAGAATAGCATTCGCACATCAGGCCCGTTCTTCGAAATTCCTGCACAGGTTACAAGTGGTGTTGTTTTGGGTTCCGGAATCAATAGGGTTGTAATTCGTCCTAGATGGAGGTGCGAAATTTGATTAGCTTAAAAGATAAAAATGTTTTGCTTGTCAATGCTTTTGATGATGAAATCGAACAAGAGGGTAACGGCAAGTATCAACTTTCTTTTAAATACCCGACATCTGATCAGCGTTGGAAAAACATAGAATTAGCAGATTTACTGTTAGCAGACGATTTGCATGGCGAGCAGGAGTTTCGAGTTTTTGAGATTGTAAAACGAAATGGTTATATTTTTGTCTACGCTAATCAGGTTGTAGATGATTTAAACAGCTACTCGATCAGTAACATCTCTGTAGATAGAGTTAATGGTCAAACTGTTATGCAAGCTTTGGCAGGAAGTATTATCCGAAAACATCCGTTCGCTTTTTATAGTGACATTCAGGATAGGCACGTTTTTAACCAAAAAAATATCAGCGTTATGGGCGCTCTGGCAAATGGTAAACATTCGATTATTGGACAGTGGGGTGGAGATTTAGTTAGAGATAAATATAACGTTAATTTGTTAAAACGAGGAGGGCGAGAATCAGAAGCTCTTTTTATGTATAAGAAAAACTTAAAATCTTATGCAGAAACAAATTCTATAAAAGGGCTATTTACTCGTTTAAACCTCTCTGTTAAGAATTCGGACATAAAAACAACCGTAGACAGTCCTTTGATAGGCTCTTATGGCGGGAGGGTTTATGAGTTAAACGTCGAGGTTGCAGATCAATATGTGGCAACTTTAGAGCAGCTGCAAGAGTATGGTCGGAACTATTTTGCAGAAAAATTAATCGATGTACCAAACAATAGTTTGACGATTTCGGTCACAGACAGTCAGGAATATGATGTCCGAATATTTGACACGGTCTTTGTTCATCACGAAATTTTTGACAAAGACCTTCGGATGAAGATTACTAGCTACAGATTTAGTCCGATGGGTCGTAAATTAAAATCTATTGGTTTTGGGAAAATTAAAACTAGCCTCACTCAACAAGTGTCAAATATCGCTACTGAAGTTGTAGAACAGTCGGTATCTGTAGCAGGACAAGTTTTCGAAGAAAAACTACAAAAAGAGATCGAAAATGCCGATAAAGTTATCGATGGCAAGATTAATAAGGTTAGAGATGAAATCAACGACGGTATCGAGCAGTCAAGGGCGGAGGCTGAGAGGCATGCAGACAATATCAAGAGAAGTATTGATACTGAAATCGCCCAAGTCAACACCTCCATGCAAGCACAGGCACAGGAACACGACAGACAGGTCGCAGATATATTGTCCAAAACCCAGTCTATCGAATCGCTTGCCAACCAAGCCAAGTCGGATGCTGCTAGTGCATTGGCCAGGGCTAACCAGGTCAAGACGGAGGCTATCGCAGATGCGAGAGTACAGGTAGCGACGGTCAGTCAAGCCTTAAACACTGCCAAGTCCGAACTGCAGACGGCAATCGCTAGTGCAGACCAAAAGGCTAGAGATAGTCAAGCGAGTGCTACAGCTTTGCGAAACGACCTCAACTTGCAAGCTAGCAAGATTTTGGAGCAAGCACGAGCGCAGACGGCTTTGACCAATCGTGTGTCGACAGTCGAGACTTTGGCAGATGGTACGAGGTCAACAGTCGCAGAATTGTCTAAAACAGTCTCTAAAGCAACTGGAGACATCACAAGTGTCTCAAGTCGGACCAAGACCGTGGAAGACACCCTGAGCCAAACGAGGACCCAATATGAGGCTCTGACGCAGACTGTCAATACTCAGACAGGACAGATTGAGAGTATCAATCGTAAGACGGCTGACTTGCAGAGTGGGATTGATGGTGTGAGGGAGAAGTTTGAGAATTTGCGGGTTGGTGGTATTAATTTACTGACGGATACAGATGAGGAAACCGTTTATATCAGTAAAAACCCTGCTGCTATGGAATTTTTGCGATCGCCTTATGACTTGGCAAAGGTTTTTGATAAGCATGGTCTGGTGACATATACTCTGAGCCTTGATTTAAAGGCAGAAAAGGATGGAGCGGTCCGTGTGTATATGCAAAATGGGTCGGGGTCTCGCTACGGCGGTCTCTATACGTATATAGGTGTTACGACGGAATGGAAGAGGTATCATGTGACCTTTACCCCGACGGAAGGAAATATGGAACTAAGCGAAAGTTTTTTGGCTTTCTACGGTGTTTATGGGACTGGTGTAGTGCCATATGCAAGAAAGTTCAAACTGGAAAAAGGGACTGTCCCGACGGATTGGTCCCCTGCTACAGAAGACCTCCGCTCCGAAATCGCAAGTTATAAGCGTACAGCAGATGAAGCAAGCGCAGAGTTATCCCGTCAAATCCAACTGGCAGATGGCAAGGCTGTCGAAGCCAAGACCTACGCACAACAAACCGCTGAAGGTTTTAAAACTCGATTAGAGAGCCTAGAAACCTACAAGAACGCGGAAGGGACACGAGCTAGTCAGTACTTTACCGCTAGTCGTGATGAGACTGCTCGCCAAGTATCAGCTCTGCGTGTAGCTGTTACTCAAGACTATGTCGCTAAGTCGGTATTTGAAGAAACCGCTCGCGGAATTAGTCAGCGGTTTGAAAGTCTGTATGTAGGCGGTACCAATCTATTGACAGGCACTGATGAATACACCGAAATCTTTAACAGCGAACAAAGTCACGCAGAGTTTCTGCGAACACCTTATGACTTGGCCCCAGTTTTTGATAAGTATGGGCTGATTGAGTATACCTTAAGTTTTGACTTGAGAGCATCTCAAGCGGGACAAGTCGCTGTATACCAGCAAAATGGATCAGGTTCTAAATATTCGGGTCTATGGAAAAACTTGACTGTCACAACGGAGTGGCAAAGGTTCCATGTGACCTTTACTCCAACCGAGGGAACAGTGAGTTTAGCAAATAGTTACTTAGCCTTTTATGGCACTTACGGCACGGGAGTAAAACCTATTATTCGTCGAGCAAAAATTGAACGCGGAGCGATTGCGACTGACTGGTCGCCCGCTCCTGAAGACCAACAATCCTACGCAGACACAAAAATCGCTGAATATAAGACCACGGTCGACGGGCGATTTGCGACCTTGCAATCTCAGAAGGCTAACCAAGTAGACTTGCAGACTGTACGTGAGACGGTCAATCTTTACGAGCGTATCATCGGCTCAACGGAAACTGGTATCAAAGACAAAGTCGCTCGTATGGTCATGACTGATAGTCTATTTCTAACCGAGGTCAAGGATAAGATTAGCGGTACAGCTACACAGGTTAGTCAGCTTAATAATTCGTACGCTATTAAAAATCTGACTAGTGCTGGTACAGTGCTTAACCAAATCAATTTACTGGCTAATGGTACTAATAGAATCGATGGTCGACTGACGCATATCACAGGTCAGACTTTGATTGATAATGGCGTAATCAAGAACGCTATGATTGGTGAGTTGGATGCTGGAAAGATTACGTCGGGTACAGTGGATGCTGCACGCATTAAAGCGAATAGTATCGACGGGTCAAAAATTGCATTCGATGAAGCTTTCTTCAACGGGTTATCCGCAAACCAAGCCTACCTGAAGAAATTGTTTGCCAAGGATGCGTTTTTGACAGCAGTGCAAGCTGTCACATTGTCGGCAAGTAAGATTTCAGGTGGAATTTTGACCGCGACCAACAAAGCTATGGAAGTCAATCTAAACGCTGGTCAAATCTTGTACTATACGGACCAAGCAGCTCTCAAGCGTGTTTTAAACGGCTATCCTACCCAGTTTGTCAAGTTCGCAACTGGTACGGTTACTGGAAAAGGAAATGCTGGAGTGACCGTAATAGGCTCCAACCGTTGGAATTCCGAGTCCTCGAATGATGGCGGATTTGTTGGAATTAGGGCTTGGAACGGTGCAAACATTGACCAAATCGATGTGGTTGGAGATACGGTCAGATTGGCAAGCTCAGCGTTTGAAGCAGCGGATGGATGGAATATCAATACCTTGCCTGGGAAATTAGACATCGATGCATTTAATGCTGAACACCGCGCTTCGTCCAAGATAAAAGTTGGGGATTTGTGGTTGTGGAAAAACGCTACGACATACTCGAGTATGAGAGATACCATAAATTTGATCATCGACAACTTACAGCTATTACACAACAATAAATCGACAGAGAGGGGTTATAGCTATACTCTACCAGCAAAAGTTTAGGAAGGAAATATTTAAAATGAACCAAGAACAAATCAACCAAGCGCTACGCTTGACTAATAACGACCTTGTGGCAAAACTGTCAGAGGAAATGACAACGAAGAACTTGCTCGCTGTGCAACTAACTGAGGCACAGCAGACCATCGCAGGTCTGCAGGCAGAAATTACTGAGTTAACAAAGCAACTGGACGAAGCTACTAAACCAGCGGAAGAAATCATCGAAGGAGAATAATCATGACACAATCTACTGATAACACTTTGCTTAATTTGGAAGAAACAACACAACCATTTGAACTTGCGACAGCGCTGACCTATATGAAAGAACATGGAGAATTTATCCGTTGTAAGTCAGCGACACAAGACTTCTATATGTACCGTGACGTGCAGAAACGTCCTGCAATCGTAAACGGTCGTCGCAAATTTGTCGACGTGGAAACTATCTGGGCTTTTAACCAATGGGGCGGTACCGCTGCGACAATTAATATTGCTGATATGCTCAACGAAGAGTATTGGATCATGAAATTTGATGAAAACGGAAATCCAGACTGGACAGACCCGACAGCAGGAGCGGAGGCGTAAAGCATGGTTATGATGTTATCTAAAATGCCACCGCATCCTGCAGGGATGTTTGATTTTCTACGCGAGCTTATTGCAACAGAGGACGGTCTTGTCCTCTTTTTGCTTAGCTTAATTGTGGTCATGGAAATCGTTGATTTTCTGTCAGGTACCTTTGCTGCTATGATTAATCCTGGCATTGAGTACAAGTCAAAAATTGGCATCAATGGTCTTATCCGTAAAATGATGGGCATTATCTTGCTGACAGTCTTAATTCCAATGTCGGTGCTTTTGCCTGAGCAGACGGGCGTGGCGTTTCTTTACACAATTTACGTTGGGTATCTTATTTTGACATTTAAGAGCTTGGTAGAAAACTACGGTAAAGCAAAAGGGGATACAAGTATATTTGCTAATGTGATTTTAGCGCTTGAAAAATTAGTTAGAAGCGAACCTAAAACCCTTGATGCCAACAAAATTTCTACTGGCAAAATTTCTACTGGGACTATCCAGTTTGATAAAATGAAATTAGATTTGGGCGAGGGGAATCTTTATTTTGAAGGAGAACAAAATGACAACAGTAAATGAAGTAGTTAATTTTGCCAAAGACCTTGCCAACCGTGGTCAAGGCGTAGACTATGATGGTTGGTACGGCAAGCAGTGTGTAGACCTACCTAACTGGATTTGTGGAAAATATTTCGGCAAGGCTCTGTGGGGCAATGCCATTGATTTGATAAAGTCAGCCAAGCAACACGGATTTGAGGTGCATTATATGCCTACCTCTGAGAGTCCGCGTCCGGGAGCTATTTTCGTCAAAAACTACTGGGCAGGTGACGGTATCAACTATGGGCATACTGGTCTGATTATCGGAGTCAGTGACAATACTGTCCAAACTATTGAGCAGAACCTAGTTGGTAATCTGTCTGTCGGTGGTCCTGCTCAGTATTCTAGTCAGCAAATCAGCAATCTTGTTGGCTGGTTTTATCCGCCTTACAGCGACTCTGCTGCAGTGGCAACACAGGCAAGCAGTGGCAATCTCGGTAAGGTCAAAGACGAGCAGGGGACAATGACCGTTAAAGTATCTCTGCTCAATGTCAGAGACAAGCCTGGTTTAGACGGTAAAGTTGTGGCAACGTACACGAATGGCGAGCAGTTTAATTATGATTCGGTCTATATTGCCGATGGATACATTTGGGTATCGTATGTTAGCCATAGCGGTGTACGTCGCTATGTAGCAGCAGGCGAGGAGTCAAATCGGCGCAATGTCGTACCTTATGGTACGTTTAAATAGTTTTTCAACCCAGCGGTCTGCTGGGCTTTTTTGTTTGCTGAAATAGAATGGAACCGCACATTAATTCGCACATGGAATTTGCTTGGAAAATAGACAAACGCAGTCGTATCAATGGTTTGCATGATTTCTATTCGCACATGGAAAATAAATATACCTTGTGCATTATTGTCAAAATAGCCATTTTGTCAATGATGGTTGCGAAGATTTTTCTTGACAAAATATAGGGATGTGTGGAATAATAATTGTGAACAGAAACGGTTTAAACACCTCCTTTCTATGTTCCGACATCGCTTGTCGTTAAACCCATGCCTTGTGGCAATGAGGGGGCGGAGGGACGCGCTCGTTAACAGAAGTATCCCATTGGAAATGCGTCCTGCCAATATCCCGTTGGTAGGATTTTTTTGTGGTAGGTGTAGATGAAGAGTAAGAGATTGAAACTTGGTCAAATTGATTTACAAATGTGTAAAGATTTTGATATTATCCAAGCTATGGATTATGATTTTCAAAGTAAGAAAATCTTGAATAAAGGTCGTGGTTTTGCGATTGTTTTGGTGCAAATCCAAGAATTGACTTTCCTTATTCCCCTGCGTAGTTATATGCCAAAAAGGTATCAGTTAAAGTATAAATTGCGCCCGTCAAACAGGGTAGGGTATGTCGAAGGATTGGATTTAGGGAAATCTCTTATTTTGGAAGATAAGAAATATCTTTTGAATACTAACTTTCGATTGCGAGAGGTGACAGACTACTATAAGTTGATGGATAACGATAAAATGATTATCAATAAACTTATTAAAGTTATTGTTGATTTTAATAAAGCTGTATCGGATAAGGATATTCACAAACTAACAGACCCTAAACGTTTTAAGTTTTCAACCTTTGTCAATTACAAAGAGCGTCTGAAAACTATTTCTGAGAAAGATTATTTAAAATAG